CAAATGGTTTGACCGAAAAAAGCGACCTAATCGGGTTTGTTGGATATGACACTTACGCGGTTTTGGTTCAAGCGTTGGTAGTAGGCGGTTCAACTTACGGTACGGTTATCAATGCAGGAGTGAAAGGCTCTGTTGATACTCAAAGCGCGGAGGGTCTAATCTTTAACGGTATCAACTTGAAGTTTATACCAGTTGCAGGATTGACTGGAACTAATAAAGTTTACGCAGGTTCTGCATCGCAGTTCTTCATTGGTGTTGATGCCGAAAGCGACTTCTCCTCACTTGAAGTATGGTACTCAAAAGATGACCGCAAGGTGAAAGCCGCGTTGGAAATGAAGGTAGGAACGCAAGTTGCTTTCCCTGCTGAAATCGCTGCAATCGTTCTTTAATTAACACAGGGGTCGGGCTACGGTTCGACCCCTACTTAAACACTCATAAACATGGCTTGCGCATTAACACAAGGATTTACATTAGGGTGTAAAGAAGATATTGGCGGTATTAAATCGGTACGCTTTGCGGCTTATGCTGATTACATTGCTATGAACGCATCGGTAACAACAGGCGCGATAGTTTCGTTTTCAGCGGCTACGGCTTCATTCCGAAAATACGAATTAACAAAGGAGGAAAGTATGTTTAGCGATGACCCAACAGCGGGAAACCGTAACGGCTCACTTCATTACGTGCCATCTTTGACTTTCGTACTGCGCAAATTGGACGTAGCTAAACGTAACGAAATGCAGCTACTTGCAAAGAATCGCGTGGTGGCAATTATCGAAACGAACGAAGCAACCCCTCAATACTGGGTGGCAGGTTACGCCAACGGTTTGGACTTCGCAAGTGGTACGGGTGCAACAGGAACGGCCTTTGCAGATTTGAACGGCTACACAATGACGTTTAACGGCTTAGAACCGAATCCAATGCTATCCATACCATCTGCATTACTTGCAAGTATTACCGCCTAAACGGTTACACATACACACAAAGAAAGCCCTGCATTTAGTGGGGCTTTTTTTTTGAAACAGAAAGCGACTTTTTTATATTTACTCAAAACAACCCAATGGCAACTACAATAGCAAACGCTACTTTGACCGTAACCATTACGGAAGCGGTATCTCTCAATAACAAAAGCTACGGTAACTCGAACGTGCTCACAATCGCAAGCATTAACGAAGTGGACCAACGCATTCTAACTATACCTACAAGCGAAGTGACCGTAGTTAATTATGGCACAGCGGTCGCAGCGGGTACGTTTATCCGTAGCGCGGTTAAATACCTACGCATTACCAATAAAGATGACACCAACTTTATTAGCTTGAAAATATCTGATAGTTCTGAGCATTATTGGGTTAAGTTGGAAGCTGGCAAATCGTTTGAGTTGCATAACGGCCTAATTGAAACGGCCAATACATTTTCAGCGTGGGCAAACATAAGCGCGATTAGCGCAATAGCAGATACCGCAGCAGTTGATATTGAGTATTTTATCGCATTGACCTAATGATTAGGATAACTAAAGGGCAAGCGAATTTGGTAGTAGTGACCACGACCGAAAAGGGAACGGCAGCGCATTACCTATTTGCCTTTAAGAACCTAACATCTACCGTTACGCAATACTGCATTGCAGATGATACAAGCGCATTTCAAGACCGTTACAACGCTTTTACCATCACGGAAACAGCAACCCCAACGCCTACAAATGCGCAGGTAACTTTGACTTTAGAGGGCGAATATCATTATACGATTTACGGGCAAGCAAGCGCAAGCAACCTTAACCCCGCAGGTTTAACGGCATTGGAAACAGGTATGTGTATTGTAACAGGAACAACAACAGCAATCCCGACATACACGGGCAACGATAACCAAGTAATAAGCGTTTACAATGGCTAAAACAGCCCTATCTATATTGGAGTTTGCAGCGCACAAAGTTCCAGAGTTTAAGGAACAAGCGTCTAAGGATTGGATTTTGTACGGTACTGACCCCGAATGGTTAAACCGTTACCCTGACTACCTACTCTACATTTACGATAGGTCGGCAAAGCACTACGCAATAGTAAACGGCAAGGTCGATTATGTTATCGGGCAAGGTGTGAGCGTTAACGATAGGGGGCTAAACACGGAACAGGTCGCTAAGCTATCCAAGTTAATAGACGAACCTAACCCGATGCAGAATCTTAATGAGATAATTGCACAATGCGCTTTAGACTTGGAGATTTTTGGAGGGTTTGCACTCGAAATTCTGTACGATAAAAAGGGAAACATGGCCGAAATATACCATGCGGAGTTTGCAAAGTACCGAATCAATAAAGACTACAAAACTTTTTACCATTGCGCAGATTGGAAGAAAGCCAAAGCCGATACAATTACATCAATACCTGCGTTTGATTGGAACAAACCAAGCGGAAAGCAACTGCTATACATTAAAGCGTACCATCCAAAGGCTGACTACTATCCTTTGCCGCCTTACTTGGGCGCGATACCATACATTGAACTAGATAGTGAGATTGCTAACTTTCACCTAAACAGCGTTAAGAACGGGTTTATGGCAGGAACGGTGTTTTCTTTTAACAACGGGCAACCGACAGAGGAAGAACAAGAGAACATCGAAGAAAAGATTGAAGCGAAATTCAGCGGAACGGATAACGCCAACAAAATACTGCTACTATTTAACGATGCGAAAGAACAAGGCGTTGAAATTACCGCGCTAAATTCTAACGGCTTTGAGGATAGGTTTGACATATTGAACAAAACCGTTCAACAAGAGATTTTCAGCGGTCACAGAGTAGTAGACCCTGCGTTATTTGGCATCAAAGAAGAAGGTGTATTTTCGGGTCGCACTCAAATACGCGATAGCTACGAACTATTTAAGAACACATACATACGTGCAAGGCAGGCGTTCATTATTGACATCTTTAATGAGTTGGCCGCATTAAACGGCTTTGAGAAACGCCTATCTATAATTGACAGCGAACCGATAAGCGAAGGGTATAGTGAAATGACTAAGGTTAGCGTTATGACACGCGATGAGATTAGGGAAGCCGTAGGGCTACCACCTTTGCAACCTGCTCAAATCGCTACGGAGTTAAAACTTGCAGCCGAGGATAGTGAAACGGAAAACCGAATTGCAGACGCATTTTCCACCGTTGGGCTTAACCTTTCGGAGTGGGAAGTAGTAAAGCCTTTAAGACATTGCCACTTCCAAAACGAAAAGGAATGGATGGCGTTTGAGGACGGGATTAAGAAATACGGATTTGAAGCTGACCCGTTTTTGATGGGCATATTGAACGCGATTAAAGAGAATCCCGTTGTAACTTATGCGGCCATCGCTGAACTATTAGGCAGTTCTGTTGATGTGGTGGCGCAGGGCGTGATAGAATTGGCGCGGCAAGGTTTGTTATCGGTTGGTAGTCAAACGGTGGCAGGCAGTTCTCAAATAGCTTATGAGGTAAGCAAGAACGGGCTACGTGAACTTGCAACGGCAAAGCCTATGGGTGTGTCATTCAAGATAGCGTACCGTTACGTGAAAAGCCAAGAAGCAACAGGTGCAGACGTACTGCCAACAACGCGGAACTTTTGCCGAAAAATGATGGCAAGTAGTGAAACGAAACTATGGACATCGGAGGACATACAAGCTATTTCGATGCGCGAAGATAGGAACGTGTGGATGCGCAGAGGTGGCTTTTGGACACGCAAAGGAACGGACGTTACTACGGCCTATTGCCGCCATGCGTGGGAATCAGTAATTGTAAAATCTAAAGTATAATGGCAACGGCTCTATTCTTATCGGAGGACTTTCTTAAAGAGAACACGCAAGTTTCTAAGAATGTAGATATAAAGTACATCAAGGAGGCGATACTTTGGGCGCAGGATAGCGAAATACAAACCGTGGTAGGAACGACTTACTACAATGCGTTAATTGCCGACATCATTGCAGGTACTTTGACGGGTGTAGATAAGGCCTTAATGGACAATTATATTCAACCTTGTTTGAAGCACTACGTTACAAGTGAGTGTGTCAGAATGGCGCACTACAAGATAACCAACAAAGGGTTGCAGATTCAGAACAGCGAGCAATCACAACCCGCGTTCAAAAGCGATGTAGATTACATTTGTGAAAGTGAGTTAAACAAGGCGCAATGGTATAAGGCAAGGCTAATTAACTACCTATGTGAGTATTCAAGTTTGTTTCCTGACTATGCAAATCCTGCAAGCGGAACGGACATTATACAACCAAGCTCAAACGCTTTCAAATCGCCTATATTTTTGGGTCGTACTCAAAAGATACAGTCACTTCAAATGAAATACTTAGATGAATAGACGCGGCAAATCAGTCAAGAATATCCAACTACTAAAAACTTACCTAAGTGCTACTAACCCTCAATCAAGTAATAAGCCAAATAACGACACTTGCAGCGGCTCACAGTCAGATAGCAGCAAGCGGAGTAGGTGACTTTGCGGAGTGGCAAGCGGAGGAAAGGAACTATCCTATCCTTTGGGTATTCCACGAAACCACAAGCGTAGGAAACCGCGAACTTGTTTTCTCTATTCGCCTAATTTGCGCAGATAGGGTAATTGTAGGGCAAGAGGGCGAAGATACGGATGGAATGGAGCAAGAGGTGTTAAGCGACACTATGCTTATCCTTTTAGACTTTCTTAGCTACTTTATGCAACAGCACAGCCAAACTTATACGGTTGTGCCTAACGCAACTATTGACCCGTTTACGGAACGCCTAAACGATAGGCTTGCAGGTAATAGCGTAATCATTCAGATACGGCAACCGTTCACATGGGATGCCTGCCAAATACCGCAATCGGGCGCAACTATACCGCCTACTGTTGATGGGTTGACGTTGTATGACTTTTGCGACCCAAGCGTAATAGCAAGGCTAACACCTGCGCAAGTAGTATGTTTAGAAGCGGAGTACGGTATACCTTGCGCAGATGGAGATATCGAACTAAACGGCACGCAAGTAGCAACCGTACCAAGTGGAGGAACGGAGGACATAGACGTAGTTAACGGTGGTTCAAATCCTGTAGGCGCGTGGGACGGTTCTTCTTGGGTAATTGGAAACAACGCAACGTATATCAATGCCGTTCAAGTTACAGACCAAGAAGCCGAAGTAGATGCAAACATTGGGGTTGAATTAGACGGCACTCCAAGCGGTACTTGGAACGCGGGTCTACAAGTTTGGGAGGTTACAAGCGCACCATGCTCACCCGTGACATTCCAGATTAACGCGGTTAACAAGGAATCCTTGTCAAGTGGGTCAACCTTTAACCTTATCACAAAATTAGACGGGGTGGTTAATTCGGGTTCATACGATGCACCTACGGATACTTTGAGTTTCACCAGCGCGATACCAACGCCAAAGACCACCGCGTTTCCTTTGAAGTCAGGTGAAACGGTAAGCTATGGCGTAGGGTCGGATGGTAATATCGGTTCGGGGCGTGGTACTTCTTGGTTAGTTATGGCTGAAAATAATATGTTTGGCAACACTAACCGCTTCACAGATACTTTAGGCGGTACGGCTTATGCAAACAATATAGTTTTAGACCACCAAAGCCGTGACCCGTTAACAGGCAA